GCTCGTTTTCTTTGAACTCATCTCCAGGCTGATGACACAGTGACTTTGTCTCGAGATACTTGGTATCTCCCGCTGAAGTCATTGCGTCAAGAGGCTTGCGGTGATGTATCTCTTACGGTTCCGTTAAGACCGTGGCCATTGAGTTGGTCAGGCGCCGACTCCTAAAATACAGACATAGCTTAAGGTGCTGTGACTGGGCGCCTAAGGGAGTCATAAAGTCTTATGCAAAATCAAGATGTAGGCGTGGCTCGCCTGAACCAGCCCCAATATGTTGTTGCGGACGTCGACATATTGGCAGAACAGAGAGCAAGAAATGGGATCTTGGCTCAACGTGCCTTTTGGTTTGACTTGTCGGAACTAAAAGTAGATGATGTGAAGGATTTTCCCCAAATGGCTTTTCCTCGAGTAGAATCTAATAATGTATATTGGGAAGGTGATGGGTTCTTAACTGATCTTGTCATCGAGCTCGTCGAAAAATTTGAGTATATCCGTGATAAGGTTAGATTGGCGAATACTCGGGAACATCTCACTGAAGTGACACAAGAGGGTGGTAAGTGGTTTGGTATCAAGGAATGGGTAGCAGAAAGTGTAAAACGAATCTTTGTGACTAAGAAAAGTGTCATATTTAGATATTCTGCTGGCCCTTGTTACTATTGTGGAGGCAACACTGACGTGCGCAACCGTTCAGTAGCCGGTAGATCAGAAATTACAGTCTGGAGAGTGTTAATCCAGGAGGTTAGGCTTGATCTATATGCGGGTGTAGCAAGTACATGTTTGCTTGCAGTTGCCCCAGAAATGGTAACCACATTAATGCTAATGGATGATCCAAACACTATTGTTAAGAATGGAATGACCAGATTATCTAGAGAATGTTCAGGCCTTAATGTACCCTCAGCTTTAGTGTATGATGTTATGATAGGTTCTGTTTGTTTAGCAGCACTTATGGTAGCAGAAAAACACCAATTAACCCCTATCCACAGCATCATGAATGGGTCAAATCATCAGACGCCTCCAGTTGTGGCTTCTTTGGCAAATATGCCTATGGGTATATTGTCGGTGAAGTTAAAGTAGATACTGGAGGCCCCTTGCGCCCTGGTGCTTCCGTTAGAGTATTGAAGTGGAAGACCAAGAGGGAGCCTGTACAATGGACAATTGGACCGGTGATAGAAGATTGTAGTCCACCGGTACCAGATTTATTGTGTCCGATCAATTTTTGGGCAGGATTCAAGAAGCGACTTGGTCCTATTTTACCCGTAGCTCATCCCGGTGCTTTGTCTGATTTGAGAAGAGTAAGCCGGGCATGGTGTGAGAAGTGGCTCACGCCGCTGACAGTCGTGCCGACTTTTGAAGAATGGTTAGTTGATAGACCATATTCAGGTCAGCGCAAAAAGGAGATTACTAGTGCTTTGGAACGACATACAGCGCGTGATGAGACATTCCTAAAGAGAGGGAAACAGGTTAGGACATTTGTAAAAGCAGAAGTTCTTGAGAAGATGAATGCTCCAAGACTTATTAACCCAATTTGTGATGAAGTTAAAGCGGTGATGGGGCCATTGATTCATGCTATAGAAGATGAATTATTTAGCACACCTTTCTTCATTAAACATATTGCGGAGATTGATAGGCCTGCATTCTTACTTGCTCGTTTTAGCCTGAACCCGGGTTATATCAACGGTACTGATTACACTTCATGGGAAAGTCAAATGATACCAGATGTAATGCGTAATTGCGAGTGTGTACTATATGATTATATGGTTCAAAACTTGCCTTACGAGTACCAAGCGGCCATGAAATTGTATGAACAGTTGCTAGTTGGGGATTTTGTTATGTATTTCCATGATTCGGCAACTGCAAAGACTCATGGTATCAGGAAGTCAGGTGATTTGCCGACTTCTTGCGGTAATGGATTTACTAATCTAATGGCGTGCGAGACATGCTGCGAGCGACATAAGGTAACGCTCATTGGTGCGTTGCACCGAATTTGTGTTGAGGGTGATGATGGATTATGTGAAACATCTCAGCCTCTACAAGCGGAATGGTTTGCTGAGCTGGGATTGAAGATTAAGATTGAGCACTACACTTATGTGTGGGAGGCTTCATTTTGTAAATTAATCTTCGAACCTGGTTCACTATTGGCAATTCGAGACCCATGTCCTGTTATATTGAAGATAGGATGGTCCCATTGCCAGTACGCTAAAATCTCTCGTCATTGGAAGGGTCTATTACGTGCTAAAGCTCTAAGTTTGATAAATGAGCTTCCCGGCTGTCCAATCATAAATGTGCTAGCAGATCGTTTATTGCAATTGACTCAAGGCGCAGAAGCCATTTATGATCCACGAGATACTTACCATCGGAGATATGAGGAATTGATCCCAATAATATCTGACGATAGAGTTCGTCAATTATTTGCCCAAACCTATGGGGTTTCCATCCCTATGCAACTTACTATAGAACAGCATTTTCGAAATAGTGATATTGCCCATATGTTTGAGCATCCAGCTGTCAGGATAATGATCTGCAGGACCGATAACTATGTAAATTGGGTTCGTTACCACTCTATGTATGTGGAACACAAGTAGCCATGTTTGTCTGAATCTACCATCTTACATTCAATGGGATGACGTGTCGTGTAGGAGTATGGACCGGCAATAAGTGACAATTGTGGGTCGTACAGAAATTCGCTACTGTCATCTCTTGACAAAACATAGTTTATCCTATGCCATACTTTGTCGCTCG